AAACTCTCCTTCAAATGTAATCAATACGCTACCCCCGATAGTGCCTGGACCAGCAAGAAACGTAGGACTGACTACCCCGCCCCAGCCACTACCATCAGGTCGATACCAGAAGGAGATGATCCCACTCTTGCTATCGGCGTTACCCGTCAGGTCAGCGCCCCTGGTCATGTAGTCGTTCGTGCCGTCAAAGTCTGCTGAATCGACGACTATGTGTGGAGGTCCAGATCTACTTACGAGTGGACTAAACATTATGCGGATCCTCTCGAGGCAAATATCACATGTATCTTCGTTCCGTCACAATGCCAGGAGAAGATATCGATCGAGTTGCCGACCGTTGAAAGAGCAGGATCAACGTTGCCCTCGAAGGCGTATGCAGATCCCCACGTCAGGAGACGAGTACCAGTTCCGTCCTGGATAACTCTGAGGACACCTGATGCCCCATCCCGCATGAAAGTGGGATTATCCAGAGTGCGGTTGCCTCCCAAGGTAACCTTGGCGACTGGTTGCGTCTGGAGATTCCAGGCGATGTTCGCGCCATCCGTTAGAGTCTGAGTAGGATTGTACTGCTGCCTATCCCAGATGTTCTCCTCTACCACAAGGTTTTTCGGTCCAGACTGAACAGCTGAAGGAATCGCGGCCCAAAGACCGGCTGTCGTCTGTGTATCCTTCGTTGTGGCGATCTTACGGAAGGGGACGCCAGCTCGAGCCGTGGTGGAGTACATCACTGTTGCGGAGTCGGCGGCTCCAGCACCACCTTCCGCCGTTGTCGTAACGATACCGGAGTCGCCATAGTCTTTCGTGGACCAGGCAAGCTCCAGTACTCCACCGTTGTCCAAGAGATACCAGTGTAGGTACCCTTCGACTGCGCTTACATGACCAGCAGTCGACCCAGAGGAGATGACAGTCGAGAAGTTGGCCGCTGCCGTTCGCAGAGCTTGAGTACCGTTACTCAGCGTTGCATGACGCTGCATCACGAATCCCGGATTCGAAGCAGAGAGGTCGGCCCCTTTCGAATCCTTGATGGTAGCTGTTAGAGCGTTGGATCCGACGGCAAAGCTGATACCGAAGTTCAGTACCATCTGCGAATCAAGCGCCTTGAGAGCGTCGATGGCCGTAGCCGGTGTCCCAGCCGTTCCGAAGAGACCTGAGAGGTAGTCTCTCACACCTCCGATTGCCGTCTTGAACATCCCCTGGTTGTGTCCACCAGTCGTGCCATCCAAGTCGCCTTTTGCAGGAAGAGCAGTCATAGCTTTGTCACCATCCTTTCACTCTAAAGTCGCCTCGCCCTGTAACGGCTGTAAGGCTGGAATTGCGGGCAAAAATCAGAGGCCCAAGATCTGGATCTCTGTCCTCGATCGTGAATGTCACTGCTGTACCACCATCGTTCTCCAGTGTACCTTGAACACTCTTGATGCTGGTATAGTCCTTAGTAATCGGCAGTCGAGTCCCAGAGGCACTAATCGAGAGATTGTTAAACTCCTCCTGCAAGTCAGGAGCATCGATCGTCACGAGAAGCTCGGAGAAGATACCTTGTAGAGGTCCCTGAGCAGCTGTTGCACGAAACTGGAATCGATCTCCTGGCTCGATGACTCGAGCTCCAGTCCAGGGTATATACTCACCGATGTCGTACAAGAGGTCCGTATCTCCTGTGTAGAATGGTAGAGAGTCATCGGGACCGTAGAAGGGTCCGACACCTTCCTGACGCCAGTCGAGGTAGTGAGGGTCTCCCTGAAGAACGTGCTGTACCGTAATTGTAGACCCTTGTAAGGGAGCAGCTGGTACTAGCACAGTAGTCTCGTACGTCATCTGGACGTAATTAGTTGCTGGATACATCGGATCAGCATCGTTCGTGTAGAGAGGATCCGAATCGACTCCGGAGTAGAACAAGGCAGTCGTGTTCGCGACAAGACTACCACCTGAGAGCGTACCACCAGTCAAGGTACCAGGCCAAACTAGGTCGCGGTAGTCAACTGTCTCTAGCACATTGGCAATAAAGGGGTCGCCCAAGCTCTTGATGATGACAGCTGGGTTCATAGAGTACTGACCAGCAGCGTCTACAGCTTTGATCAGGTACGCAACGACTACATCGTCGAGAGGAGTTGTCGGGATTTGCCATTCATGTTCCGTGATGACACCTTCGTGCATCGGTGAGGCATCTTCCCACGTCCGCTTATCGCCCAAATGGAAGCGGATCTGATACCCAGTGACATCTACTTCTGGCACCTCGCTCCAGTTGAAGATATCCCCGGCAATAGTGAAACTGCTCACATCTCCCGGGATTCTTAACCCGGCAAAGTCGATAAACTCAGTTAGAACAGCCTTCGCAGAAGAACCTACACGCCCCAGATCCGAATAGACAGTAACCTCAACTGTCACATTCTGTCGGTCGGACATGAGGAACTCAAACACGTTTCCCTTAATTGCTCGACCTACCAAGACTGGGAGACTATCTCCGATGCCAACTTTGACATCAGCCGTAGAGTAGGTCCCTTGAACCTGCCACTCAGCTATGACCCTAACTGTGTATCCTTTACCTGACCTGACACCCTCAGGTGTGAGTGTTAAACCTTGGATAACAGGAGTATGTCCAAAGACAGGTGCTGGAGGAACATAGGTATAGGGGTTGTCCTTCGCGGTATAGAAATAGTCCGCCTCATCGATGGCAGATACTTGCACATACCGCTCGTCGAGGGGCTTGAACGCCTCGATCTTTACCTTCTTGCCGGGAGTTGCTGTAGGGCCATAAATCCATCGGTAGTCATAAGGCGGATGGCCTGGATCGTCACCAGGATCGAAGGAGAGTGCGGGGCTAGCTGTTAGCGTGTCGGTGTTTCCCGTACCGCCACTTACTGTATGTGTAGACATCTCACCGTTTGGTTTGACGATAACAATGAAGGCCCCACCAGCAAATAGCGGGACATCCTTGGATAGCTTCAGGGATGACGTCGTAGTACCTTCGACGAAACGCCCGGAGTAATCCAGACTTGCCAAATCGTGGGAGAGCTGGACGACATCTCCACGAGCGCATGGCATAGCTTCCCAGTCACTAGTCCACTTATACCGTCTGTTTCTGTATGCATTGTTTGCTGCATACAAATTCGCGTCTTGGGCTGCTAGCTCTTTGTTTGTCCGTCCGAAGAGTTGGATTCGCCGGACCTTAGTTTGTCCCGTTGTTCCTGGGACTTGTACTCTAACTACATCTCGCTGCCAGTCCAGATCGATGTTGATAAACTCCGCCTCGATGACCTCTGCCAGATCCTCTGTAGCATAGTCGATCTCGAACGAGCCCGCGAGGATGTTCTGCATCCCAAAGACCATTGTCGTAGGCAAGTTCGGAGCATCCCAGACCACCCCTAGTTTACCTGTCGCCCAAGTAGGCGTACCGCGACCCATCAGTGCAATGGTTTGCAACACATCGTACACTGACATTTGTGTGTCGAGGACGGCATTGATCGTAAGACCTTCACTATCGCACCAAGCAGCAAACGTCTTAAGACCCTCAACGTCGATTAGAGTATCCGGTACGTTAGCTCCGTATACTTTACGGCCCCCAACGACTTGACCTCTGAGCGCGTCAAGATACCACCAAGCCGGATTGGAAGTTTCAGCGACTACCGGCGAAGGGTCATAGATCGTAGTCTTGGCGCGGGCAATACAGCTAAACGGCGGTAAGGAGCCGGAGACTTGGCCGGTAGCTCTGACTTGAAGAGCTATACGTTTTTGTCCCGAATAGCTAGCCGCATCCGGCTGATATGTACGAAGTTGAGACCAACTAATCTCTTTGACGTCCTTCTCCGACACAGCTGTTGCGCTCACGCGCTTGACGCGTACCTCGTACTGGCCTTCATCTACACCCCAGGAGTAGGTTCTTCTGAGAGGTTTCCGGTTCGAGTTGCTGATAATAATCTGGCCGGGGTTGCTGCTGGCATTCCGGATGAACTCGTCTCTAGCCATCCGCAGGAATCCCGATATCCACCCGCTGCTGGTAACTTGAGGTACTTCATCGTTCGCCAGTGTTGCTGTGAGCCAAGTGGAAGTACCGACCAGACGGTAATTGATCTCGATGATCATGTTGTTCGTAACAACGTCACCTTGCTCGTTCACACTAAATAGGAGACCTGTGATCTCGACTGCTAACTGAGTAGCGTCAGGGGAAGATGTTCTTTGGATAAATCCAACTTCGAAGGTGAGCTCCTCACCTGCAACTGTATCAACGTTCCCGGGGAAGAGATTGAGTTTCCCGTTAGAACCGGACTCCTCCAGGATGACCCCAGAATAATTACTCAGCAGGGTATCACCAATCTTGAAATCTGACAAGACTACGTCGTTGTACCCTAGGTTAAAGACGTAGAAGGCAAACTGGTCTTCACCTCGGAACTCGTTGTACGGTTGGGCTCCAAGATCAGGGAAGATCTTGTGCGTACCAATAATCTTAGGCATCGGCTCGTACCGACGCATCTGATTCGACCCACCAGCTAGTGAATAGGTCGGAGAATCGTCGCCAGTATCAGGCGTATGTGGCTTCGGAGGTGGAAAGATCGCGTTAACTGCTAGACCACCAACAATCGAGACGCCAGCAGCAACGAGTGCTCCTCCTAGCTTACCATATGCTGCTGCTGCTGCTCCACCTGTATAGAACGACGCAACCGCGACTAGGAACAATCCGATCGTACGACCGATCTTGTTGCCGTCGTTACCGCCTCGAACAATGGCATGGAATTCAATAATATGTCCCGGCTTTGGATGTATGCGACTCCAGAGCGCGCGGGGAACCCGAAGTCCCTGAATTGTACATACAACAGGTCTACGACCATCGAGACCGAACCGACGAGTGAGTCCATGGCGCTCCAAGTAAGCAGCTAGGGTCTCACGAGGATAGAACTCGGCATATTCGAAATGCCGATCCTTCGCTGGGACTAAGGGGTGTGGCGAGACTACTACGACTGGGACTGGGACTGGGGCTAGTTCCACTTGTAGTACCCCTCCACGAAGAGCCCACGAATCTCCAAATCACGCATCCGAGTCAACACAACCTGCTGTGCTCCATCAGCTGCGTGTAAGATCCATGGTTCTCCAGCAATCAGGCAGAATACACCGATGTGCTGGAAATAGCCCTTAGTCTTCAAGAGAACAGGATCCCCCTCGATCGGAGCGTCCGTTCTATGCGCGTAGCTGTCCTTGAGGACTTCGATCTGCTGTTTCATAGCCTTGAACTTGGCGTGGCCCTTCCTTTCCCGGTACGTACGATCTCGAGGTAGATGAATATCGTTCTCGAAGCACTCTCGTTGTACCAGAGCTGCTAGGTCAGCACAATCAAAACCAGCCTCGGACCCACAAGGGATGCCGACGTACTGTTCTGCCCAATGATGATTATGGCTCATCAAAAGAGTCCCGGTGCAGCTTCAGGTGTGTACAGAGCAGTTAGAGCTGGTACATCGAGGTAGTTCTCGTACCCCAATTGACCTGTAACCTCGAGCATCGTCTGCTTTACGTTGAGTAGAGAGAGAATGTACTCCTGTTCAATGATGGTAGGGGTATCCCGCATAACCTGCTTGATCGTAACTTGTGCTCCTCGTCCACCAAACGACTGTTCGAGGAACTGGGTAAGCTCACGACCAATGTTGTCGATGACCAAAGGTGCTTGTGGTACAACCTTGGAGACATCCTCAGGGATATGAACCCTGAAGGCACAAGCGAAATAGGTATTGCTATTGTGAATGAGATCCTCTGTGTCGTTCACTAAGCGGACGGGTGTCGCAAGTTGTGGGTGTGTAATCTCCAACAGGTAGACGGGCTCCTGTCCCGAAGTGGAACCGGTCTCTTCCTTGAAGTGATCGGTATAGGCTTTAGCCATTCGACCAAGTCTCAATGACAGCGGAGATACGCCATTGACCCAACCCAACAAGCGGTCGCTCGGAATTCAATTGTAAGACAATGCGGGCAAATTTTACTACGCTGTCCTCTGGATCGGTAAAGTCGAACCATAGGGCCCCATAGTCGACGTCGTTCTGGTACCAAGCGATAAAGGCCTGGTAATCGGAGAGTGAAGCCACACTGATGGTCATGTTCCGCTTTACCAAGACTCTGGCTTTCGTGCGGAGTTGTTTGACCATGCCGTCTTCCATTTCAGAACGGCTAACAGCTGAGGGTCGATTCTTGTCGTACCCCTCGGCGAGGATCTTGGCATAGGAATGTGGAAAGGCCATAATCTAGTCCTAGAACCTCGGTGATCTTGTCAAGGTTGAGAGACGTTCACGAGCGGCAGCATCGCGACTTAGACGACGTAAGAAGAGCTCTACGACAGCCCCCTCGGCATCGAATGAAGTAGGCCCCTGTGTTCCTTCCATTGCGACTCCGCTTTCATTGCGGACAATAACTTTCACACTCTGACCGCTATTTTGGCCAGGGGGCGTCACTTCGACGTGCTCTCCAGGAGTCGCCCGGAATCCGACAAACTTACTATCCGTACTACCTGATCCTCCTACATCGAAACTCCCTCCTCTGGCGAACCCAAGAATCTCAGCCTGGTCGCCAACGTACCCACCTCCGAGGGCGTCGATCATACCTGCTTCGTCGACGCCTCCTGCGGAAGCGACACTACCTCCTAGACTACTTGCTGCTCCTGGCACTAACCCTCTGAGGAAGGCCTCGAAGAGACCTTGTGGAGTGTTGCTCTTCTGAGTGTAGAGCTGACCGAAGAGAGCCTCCATGATAGGCTGAATAACCATAACCTTGTACATGAACTCGTAGATGGTCTGGAGGATGGCATCGAACATTTGTTGCCAGCCAGCTTCTTGGCCCCGCGTCATACGGGCGAGTGCAGAAGCAGTTTGATCCTCGATCTCTCGGAACGCTTCACGAACGCTCCGGCCAAAGACCGACATCCGATCAATAACTTTGCGATTCATGTCGTCCTCGATCATGACGAGGCGACGTTCTAAATCCTCGAGCGTTCCGACTCCATGGCCGAACGCTTCCCAGACGAGTTCGATGCGATCATGGTACTCTTCCATCACGCGAACGCTCTTGTCGCCCAACTGGTTGTCCAACTGCTCGAGCTTACGGGTGAGCTTCTCGACAGTCTTGGAGCCTTCTTCGGCAGTCTCCATATCTGACCACTGCTTGCGGAATGTACCAACCAAGAAGTTGATATGCTCCTGCGTCATACCCATCTTCTTGAGGACCTCGAAATAGCCCTCCATCGTGACAAGCTGTTTCTCTAGCTGTGTCGTGGAACCAACATCGCCAGTCGTAGCTGCCTGGCGTCGAGCCTCGACTACGTCGAACATCTTCGCGATAGCTTCACCTGCTGTAGCTGCTTTACCTGGCAACGCTTCAAGTTCCTTGAGAGTATCTTTGCGTTGCTCGATCAGGAGGTACAGCTTGGCTAGCTGTTCGGTAAGGTTCGCCCCTTCAAAGCCTGCGTCCTTCAAGGCTTTTGCAAGGCCAGTAAGACTACCACGCCCTTTTTCAGGCTGATCGGACATCATCTCGATCGCCTTAGCCATTCCTCTGGCTTGTTCGATTGCGCCCTGGCCAAGCTCTGAAGCCTTCAGCTGTTCGCCAAGACCAATGACTTCACGTAGGGACTGCTTGATCTTCTCTGCCCAGTTAGTCCATTGCGTGCCAGGTTCCTCGCCTGCAGGATCCCCTGGTACTTTCAGTTGACCCAGACGCTTCAGAACGTCTTCCATCTCCTTGCGGAGGTTCTCCAGATTCTGGAGACGTTCGCGAGCGGCTTTGACGTCAGGTGAATCTCCTGGAGCAGGTGCAAGAAAAGCCCCACCAAACGGGGCTGCCATACTTGGCTTGATGTTGAACTTATCCCGTTCAATCTCCAGAGACTTGATCGATAGCCTGAGCATCTCCTGAGCCGATGAAAGCTCAACCTTCAGGAGAACCAGACGTTCCTGGGTTCCTTTACGGATCTCATTAGTGGTCTGTTTGTGAGACTGGGCCATCTTCTCCTGAGTATCAAGCCAAGCTTTTGATCCTTCGATCCAGTCGTTCATGGGAGTCTGTGCAGTTCTAATGGCACTTTCAAGTAGGTTGTAACCTACTACTGCACCGATCGTCACTGCCGCTATCTTGGCAAGTACACTAAGTAGTGCTCCCCACCCTGTAGCCAGAGTCACAAGATCCAGAGTGATAATCGTAGCCGTAAGAGTCCTAAAGGCCGCAACAGTTGCCATAATGAGTGTAGGCAACTTAGAGAATAGTTGAAGCATCAGGAACCCAGCTCCAGCACCGACTAAGGCTCCGAAGAGGGCAATGACAACTTCCATATTCTTGGCGAGGTACTCTAGTGTCTGCCGCGTGAGAATAACAGCTTCGCGGAACAGTCTGGAGAATCCTGTCACAGCATCGAAGCGCTTGAGCAGTTCAAAAGATGCCGTCCCGACGAGTTGTAACTGACCTTGTAACGATGCTGCAGCAGCCACAGCCGAAGGTCCGAAGACTACCATCCATTGGTCGGCCATTTTCGGGAGAAGATCCTTAGACAGGATCTCTCCGTTCTTGATCATCTTGGACAGTTGACCTTCCGTAACACCCATAGCCCTAGCGGCAGTTGCAAAAGAGCCCGGCAGCAAGTCGCCCAATTGGCGTCGCAATTCTTCCATCGATACCGTTCCCTTGGACAACATCTGCTCTAGGGCGAGGAAGACGAGACTCATCCGCTCACTGTTTAAGCGCATTGCAGTGCCAGCTACAGTAGCTGCCTCGAATATCTTGCGTTGCATGGTAAGTTCAACGTTCGATAGTCTGGCTGCAGTCGTGAATTTGGCGTAAGGTTCAACCAAGGTGCGGACGTTCTGGCCGAGTCTGTTACTCAGATCCAGAAGGTATTGATAGGACTCGGCATTCAAGACAGCTGCACCAGTAGAGGCTTCCAACTGAGCGTTGAAACGCTCCATGTCCATTGTGGCTTTGATACCAGCAGCGCCGAGGAGGCCAATACCCGTGACAACGCCTGTTGCTCCGGCGATCATCAGAGTCATAGAGCCACCAACAGATTCGAACAGAGCTGCCATTACAGCCAATCGAGCCCCGACCCCACTCAATGGACCGATAGCTAGAATTGCAGCTCGCTCGAGATCCCTGAAGGCTAAGGCGAGGCCACCTACCTCTTTCTGTGAAGCCAACCGATTGCCACCTGAGATGATGGCACCCATCCCGATGGACGCACGGGAGATCTGCGATCGATTCAGGAGATCGGCTTGTTGGGTGAGAGTTCTGTTGACCCTCTTGTATGCCTGATCAACCTTGTCGATCTCGACGGCTGCAACACCCGCTTCTTTCATGCGGGAGATAGTAGCTGAAGTCCTCGTAAAGAGCGTAGTGAGGATACGCTCGATCTGCGCGAACTTGCGATACTGCTTCTGGACAGTCTCGTCTTCAACCTGACCAAGGCGTTCGACTTCCTTACCGTATTTACGAAGAGCAGTAAGGGACTGCTCGAGCGCCTTAGTTTCTGGTACGAGACCGAATCCTACGGTTCCCAGATCGATTGTTCGGCGGGTCGCCATTTTTGTAAACGTGCTCCTTGAGGTACATGACCCAGCGGGCGAACTCGTCGCCCCCCATTGCCTTTACCTCCGACTCTGTCTTGCCCAGATGGTATCCGACACTCTGGATCAAGAACTGGTAGGAGTCCCGCCTTAGTCTTTTCCCGCTTCCTTCAGCTCCACCGGTAGAAGCTGCGAGTTGATCACGTTCATCAACTTCTGATAGTGCCCACCAGCCGGCAGACCCATCAGGACATCGAAGTCCGAGTCTTCGAACACGGGCTCTTCAGTGCCAGGTACGAAGCAACAGGCGATGAGATAACTCGCCATGCGCTTCCTGTTGTCGGTCTCGTTCACGGCATCGAGCATCTGCCCGATTGACATCTGGCGAATCTCGACTTCTGCACCATCATCCAGCTTGACAACCGTCTTCTTGAGCTTCTCGTCCAGAACTTTGGCACGAATGCCATCGCGTACTGTGGTCATATTCTACTCCTTCACTGAACACCTGCAAGATCCCTGAGGGCATGTGCCTCCAGGGTTAAATCAGCACTTACACGATTGTTGGGGCACCACTCCCTTGGATGTTGACGGCAAATGTGTTCACCGACTCCATCCCAGCCGTGAGGGAGAGGCTCGTGAGAACGCCGGAACCTTTCCAGCCAGCGACACCGTCGTGGAGATACTTGCCGTATACTGGCAGATCTCCCAGGAACCGATCGAGCGCCGTCTTAATGGCACCTGGGATCGGTGAAGCCGGCGACGTCGAGTGGAACCAGCTGAATGGCGACGTGAGACCGGGCGTCGAGGCATAGTACGGGACGTTCAGCTCGAACCGGAGGTTCTCCTCTTCCAGTGCCCCGACGTTACCGGACTGTCTTTGGGACATGAGACGGAAGAAGCCTCGAGCGATGGAGCCACTAAACTGCGTCCCGTCAGGGTTAACCTCGATCAGCCATTCCTGGCGATCATCGATCTCCTCTGCCCATCCGTCGGCTGCCAGAAAGACGCTTGGCAGCTCCAGCGTGACGGTCTTCAGACCTGGCGTGTGCGTGTGATAGCCCAGATTCGCCTGGAGAGCTGGCATATCGGAGTTCCGGATGGCCTCGGCCGTCATGTTGAGCGTGAAGCCGGTGTACTTCGCGATCGCCGTCGTCATCGGGAAGTAGTTCCCCGTGATCGTGACCGAACCCGTGACAGTATAGGCGGGCTTGAACGTCACTGTTCCCAGCAGATAGTCGATGTGGTCGACGTCGGCCGTGTGATCGACAGCGTTGTCCTCCACCACTACCGTGACGCTGCGATCGATTGCACGCTTCGCCGTTGCGGTAATGCGGTACGTCTTGCCCGATACCAAGGTCATCGCTTCATCGGTCATCACCGTAGAAGTGCCGGGCTTCAGGATCTTCGCGGCGTAACCCGGGAAGCCTTTGTACACAGCATTCGCGTTGATGCCCCACGTGATTGGACCCGTCAGGGCAGACTTGTAAGTCTGTCCGAAGATGGTGTCGTCGATTGACGCTCCATCTCGACTGATCTCGCCCTGCCCTCCTGGCAAGAGGAGGTAGGTGATGTCGTCGGCGGAGATTTCGATGCGCTTTGCAGCCATGGTTTGTCCTTTCCTTTACTAGGTAATAGCGACTCTATTTCCGCCGGCTTCCGCCGCGGGCTCGACTATGAACCAGAAATTGGCCACAAGCATTGGCCGCGTGTTGTCATCTTGCCCCAGATAACTCACATCTCCTACCTGGTTGCAAGACCGGTAAGTATCTCCTTGGAGCACCTGCGTAGTCATCCCCAGGAGGCGATTGACGATTGCCTGGATCTTGTTGCTCGCGTCCACGTAGCCGTTCTTCGAACCTCGAACCATCACCTGGACCGAAGGCTCATTTAAGAGCAAGTGAGGATAGGGGGGACGTCCGCCAGTCCTGTTCACAAGGATAACTGTATCGGGCGTGCTCGGGAGTGCTCCAAGATACACACCCCATCCAGTAGTGGCTCCGAACGTACCGAGAGGAGTTCCCCCCACGATTACGTCCTTAACACAGATGGCTGGATCTTTCATTCGTTACATCCCCAGTGCTGAAGCGTAGTCGACGGCTAACGACGTGAGGAAACTATCCATCTCCTCCTCGAGGGCCGACTGTAAGTACTTGGCTCGGGTCGGCGGATTGTGGTTGAGCCACACGTATTCGTGTACCAACGCAGCGTACCACGCAGTAGAGTTGCCGTAGGTGATCGACCCACGAACGTTACCTGGACCTCCTTCTACCTCAAGGATCGCCGACTCGGACAAGCGGCCCGACTTATACGGTACGTACTCCAGACTCTTGTCGAAAACAGGCTCAAGTGCATTCCTGACAGCGTCGGGCGTTACGCTGTGAAGTTGTCTGATGATCCCTTCGTAGTTCTTAATCACAGCCGCCATGCTCTCGCGTGCAGTGATCATAGAGCTACGACGGTAGAACGCCCTTGACCCCTCCCTTACACGTCCAGGGAGTCTTGGCCTGAAATCGGCTCTGATCTTGGTAGCCATTACAACACCGCCCTTCTGACCTCATCGAGCGAACGGAGGTCAGGAATCTTGTCGTAGCGCTGGATCTTGAGCGCTCCTGTAATAGCTACAGGCGAGCTTTGAGTGACTTGGTTCCCCTGACAGAGATGATCACCGACAGCCATGTCTCGGTCTACAAAGACCACGGCCTTACTAATCAATTCCCGGCGATCTAGAGAGCCATAGAAGGTCTCCTGGCGGTCTTCCCACCGTCCATCAATCAGTAAGGGAGTAGCGAAGGTATCCCCGCCAAAGCCATCACCTCCAGTGACCCTCCACCAGGTGAGCTTGTGCGGAAGACGGCCTGAGAGGATGCCCATTAATGGCTCACTCCAGGGGATCCACATCAGGGGTACCGATCACGGTGAACTCGGCACGTCTCCTTGGACTTGCTGCGTTCGCAGACATATCCGAGAGGATCCCCGTCGTGTCTAATAAGAGAGCTTGTTGGCCAAAACGAGTCGAGCTAAAACCAGCCTTGTAAATGTCGTGGAATCGCTCCGTCGCCTCACCGATTTGAACGGCGGCTAACGGCCCTTTCTCCCACGCGAGAGTCGCAAAGTGCGCGGCTAGGTAAAGCTCGATACTCTTGAGCGTTGCTTCCGAAGGCCCTTGACCAACGAGGTTCTCCGTGACTAGAGTAGAAGCGACAGGGATGGCAGCAACAATCGCTGCACTCGCCGCGTCGGGGAGTCCAGCAATGTCGCGAACTTCCGCTTGGCCTACTCTAGCCACGTAGAGCTCCCGTTATTTGGCAGCTGGTTTTGTCGCGACTGGACCCGGTTTCGTCGCCGGTACCAGCGCCGATTTTGCCGACACTTCGGCCTCGGCCTCGGACTCGTCCTCGATGACGGGTATGAACTTGTTTGGGAACTTGGCAGCTTCCGATGCCGACATCTCGAGCTGATCGCCTTGATTGAAGGTCTTCTCCGAACCGTCGGCTTGACGTTGGTGGTGTTTGCCTGCTGCGACTTTGAACTTCGCCATGGTGATCTCCTAACTGGTTGACTGCAGTGCGAACAAATGGTGGAGGGTCTCAGCCCCCCACCATTCCGTTGCGGTTGCCCGTTGCGCTCCTGAACGTCAGGTCGCTTACGTGTAGTGCACGACCCCCGACTGGCCCGTCTGATCGGACTTGATACGCGGTGCACCGATCATCATGACCTTGAAGTGGATCATCATGCCGCCGTGCGAGTCCCACATCACGGTCGTGGGCTGCAGGCCATCCAGCCAGTCGACGACGTCCGAGGACATCTGCACCAGCAAGACTTCTGCGCCGGTGCCAACTTGCGTTGTCGGACGGATCGCTGCGATCTCCGGAACTTCCAGCAGACGCGAGATGATCGACTTGTCGCTAGCCGCCTTGAAATCGCCGAGCAGTCGAACGTAGGACGCAACACTGACGTACACGACGTACGGACCGAACATGTTGTCGGCCACGGCCTTGGCGATCATTGCCATCAGGTCGGTCAGAATCACTTCACCGGTCGTGGTGCCGAGATCCCAGTCCGTTGTGGTCGAGCCCGTATTGCGGGAAGGATGGTTCTTGTAGCCGTAGATCGTACCGCCACCGGCTACCACGCTCGCGCCGTTGAACACCATGTTCTCGGCTGCATCCGCGACCTTGCGAGCCGCGATCGCTGCCATCGTGGTATCGACTGGCTGACCCATACGACGCCCCGACTCGAGGTTCCGCAAGGACAGTTGGAAGTCCTTGTGGATGATCGGCAGTGGCGTGTTCACCTGGCTGAACAGCACCCGGTCACGCTCGCCTTCCGCCAGACCCGTCATGTTGATATCGGCGGCCGACATGTCGCTCGACGTCTCGTGCTGGACGATCGTCGTGCCCATCGCGTTGGCGATCGGCATACGCAGACCCCGCGTCAGCAGGTCGCCTACTGCTACGAGTCGCGGACGGGCGATCTCAATCACAGTGCGGTCGAACAGCAGCCACTCCTCCTTGCGGAGTACATCGTTGGTGCGGAGGGCGTTGACATTGAGCCCGTTCGCCATGAGCCTTGCGGCCACGGAGCCCGGCTGGTACTGACCGCCCTGCACCAGTCCTTCGACTTGGTTCGG